TTTCGATATGCTGTCTAGCTTCGATTGCTGAAATAATCATAGGGAAATCCCCCTTTCATTATTTCTTGAACTTAGCAAGCACAACCTTTGCAGCATTGGTGAGTGCTACACCATAATATTTTGCAGCAGTAACATCATGCTTCTGCTTCTTAGGGAACCACTCATGATCTACCTGTGTATCCTTCTTCAAGAAGATGGTGATTGCAGGAAGTTCATCCTCGGTGTACTCCGTTTCAGGTGAATCCGGCTCCATCTTAATGATAGGGCATAAGTAATACTGTGAAGCTGTTGCAACAGCATTCACCTTGTCACCCACCTTCAAAACAGCAGCACATAATGGCTGAACTGTTGAAAGCTTCTTTGCAGTGGTGGATTCAGTTCCATCATTTGCAACAATGGTGATGGTGCCTTCCGCAGCCTTCTCATATTCGATATGCTTAACCTTCTTGGATTTCTTAATCCAACATCCGGCAACCTTACCGATTGAACCACGAACTGCAACACCTGCTTCAAACTTATCTGCGGATAAGAAATCAGGGTCTTTGAGAATTGTCGCTTCCTGTGCAGGGTGAATGAACATCACCTTCTCGATACCATCTTCTTCATCCTCGAATTTAGCATTGGCATCAACAATACCTGCATATCCAATGGCTGCAAGTGTTGATGCAGAATAGATGTTTGCACAGGTATATGCTGCATCTAAGACATCATTGTCAACCTTACCAACAATAGATTTTGCAAGCTGTGTTTCAGCCTGTCCAATAGGATTGCCAAGACCTGAATTGATTGCGGTCTGATAAATACCAACTGACTTACCTGCACACTTAATCGTGAAGGTTGTGCTTGATGCGGTGAGATTGGTTGTTTCCATTTCTTCACCGGATTCCGGGTCAAAGTCATCTGCATCACCAATGTAATTCCATGAAGGAACAGTCTTGGTGTCACCCGGAACACCCTGAAGGGTAGTGTCTACTTTTGCATATGGTGTTAATTTTGCCAATGCATTAATTTTCGCTTCGATCATGTCCCCCATAACCTGCGGATTGATAATGTTACTTAATTTTGTTACTGCCATTTTAATCACCTTTTAACCTTTCTTTTTTAGGATTTCATTGCTGCCTGATATGCTTCCGGGTTTTCTTCTGCGATTCTCGCCCTTTCCGCATATGGCATTTTCAATAATTCGCTTTTGGACAGTCCCTTGTTGCCTTCGCCTTCCGGAAGTCTGTTGTCACCTAACACACGCATTCCACCTTCTGATTTGGTTTTGTACTGTGTAGGGAACTGAACCTTCAGACCGGCTGACAAGTCATCCCATCCTTTGATATTTTCATTTTCATCAAGTTCTAAGGTCTGCCCCTTCTCACGAAGCTTTTCCTGAAGCTTGAATGTCAGATAGTCAACATCCAAAGCACCATCAGCTAAAAGCCCAACCTTGATTGCTGCATTGATCTTGGTCTGCTGCAACTCTGCCTGAAGTCTTGCATTCTCCTGTTCGTATTCGGTGAACTTGCCCTGAAGTTCTTCATTGCCCTTCGTTGCCTTCTTCAACTCCGCAATCAATTCATTCGCAGATGCCAATTCTGTTTCCTTGCCCTTCACCAATTCCTGCAAGGCATCATATTTGCCTTTGCCCACATATTCACCTGTTCCAAGGTTTCCGATTCTGATCTGATTATCCTTGTTTGCTTCGTTGCCATTGTGTTCATTGATTCTTGCTTCAACCTGTGCGAAAAGTTCTTCGCCTAATAACTCTTTTAAAAATTCCATATCCATTTCCTTTCCTTGCGCTGTTTTTATATGTGGTGTCACCACTGCAATGATGCTTTTAAATGTCATCATCAGGACATATTGCCAAGCTTTTAAATGCCATCAGGCTTTGGGCATAATAAAAGGCACCCAATATGGATGCCTTAAAATCAATATTCAGTTTTATCCATTCCACCGGGATTTGGTTTCCCTTATGTCCACATGCGTGAAATTGGAATAGATGCCAATGCCACCACTATTGGGCATCAGCGTTTCAACATATGCTGCCACATCCTTTGGCTTCACACCGGTGATGCGAATGTCCGCAGCCTTTCCATATAGATGCTGTGAATAAGTAGCACCGCCCACCTTCTTGTTGTAAGTCGGTGTGCGATATGCACTGTTGATGTTGACTGCTTTTCCAAAATGGCTTCTGATTTTCTGCAAAATCTCAACCAATGCCGGTGCAATGAAGATTGGGTCACTTCCATCATTGCAGGCAAACTCCTTCACCTTGAAATTCGCTGACAGTTTCTTGGTGCCATCCTTCGCCTTTGAATATGCCTTTACTTCCTGGGTGATATTCATTTCTTCCTGCTCCCTTTCTTCTTCCTGTTTTGGTTTTTCCTTGCGAACATCAATATACATGTAGTTCAGGTCAACCTTTGCATTGATGCCTGGCACTGTGCCATTGTTTGCATACTGCCAAATGGCAATTCTGTCATCATATCCACTGATATGTGGGAAATACTTTTCGTCATCCAAGACTGAAGTTTTCCCGGCATACCTTGCAACCCACAGCAAATCATCAGTATTTGCCAAATCAAACTTCTTCGGAAGGTAAGCCTTGCTTCCATACATAAGGCTTGAATATCCGCTTTTTTCGACTAATTCAGCAAACACATGATATAGTGCAGTGATCTGTGCCATACTCATGCCATAATTGCGATTGTTGTGATTACTGATGCCTTCATAATCGAATACAACAGGCATTGTGATTTTGTATGGTGCAATTCTTTCCAAAATGAAAATGGCTTCTTCTGTGGCTTCTACCTCATTGATAGAAGTGCAATAGATGTATGCGCCCACATCAAGCCCTACTGCCAAAGCACCTTCAATGTTCTGCTTCCAATATGGGTCCTCGGAAATCTTTCCGCTTGTCAACCCCCTGTTTCCAACACGAACAAAGACAAATTTGATTCCGGATTCTGCAACCTTCTTCCAATCAATCTTCCCCTGCCATTTGGAAACATCAATTCCTTTTATTCTTTCCATTGGTTACTCCTTCGTAAGCTGCTTATAAACCTGATTCACACCGGTAGATGCCAAGCCGGACACAATACCAACTGCAATTGCATCAATGATGTTGTTTGCAGGGAAGTCAGGCATCACATACATGCCGATCACACCAAGGATTCCACCTGTCACACCAACAATCACCGGGATTGCCTTATCAGGCACCTTCGGAATCATCTTGGCTGCAAGTCCTACCAGGTAAGCAATGACTACAATTGCAAGAACTGTTCCCATCTGTGAAATATCCATGTTTTTTTCCTCTCTTTCTTAAAAAATGCATATTAAAAGGGCATCACTGTGGCTTCTGCGCTGATTTTCAATTGCGCCCCACAATAAATGCCCTTAATATCTGTTTTTTGCACTAAAAAAGCACCCTGTTAAGGATGCTTAATTGCTTAATATTTAGTTTTCTTCATACTTGATGCCATCCGCACACTCGACATCTTCATCTTGTGTCATTACATCCAAAGGAATCCCTTCAGGGAAGGCATCACAGCACATTTTATCTGTTCTTTCATCATGGTAGTGTTGACAAAAGTCACACTTTGGCAAACTTAAACTCATTTTTTCCACTTTCCAAAATACAAATCTACTAGTACCTTAACAATCGGCTGAACTTCTTCGCCATTTCTTACCCTTACGAATGCTTCAGCCAAAGCTTCATCACCTGATTGCATTTTATCTGCATACCTTGATATCCCTTTTAAGTGTGGAAGCAGTGCATCAAGTTGTTTTCCCCTTGCAATGCATTCTGCATCAGTTTTGCAGTCCTGGTAGACCATTACATGCGCCATTTCATGCGCCACATAATCTTCCATGGTCCTTCCTGCAAAATACCCTGACATATATCTTGCTTCCATTCTTGCAATGATTCTATCAAAGTCAGCATTTTCATTTACAACCATATCAACAACACCATCATGATATCCGGTGACAAATATATCACTTTTGCCTGCCGGTTCTACAACAATGCTGTTCAATTGTATATTATATTCACCTTCCAACTTTTTCAAGGCTGTATCGAATTGTTTTTTGACAGATGGTGTGAATCCCTTGACCTTGTACACATCTTCCGGGAACTCTATCTTCAATTGCTTTGGACCCTTGTCATCATATCTCCAAAGCTTGCTGTATTGCTGCTTGAAGTCATCATAGTTCTTCGCTTTGATTGGTACTATCTGCCCACTGTACTGCTCTAAATCCCCAACAGGAATGCCAAGCTTGTCTGCAATCTCCTGCTTTTCTTCATCAGACATCTTGGAAACATTGCCAAGCATCTTAGTGTCATTATCATCCAATGCCCAACTTGCTTCTGATCTCACCCTACACCTGCAATTGACATCTTCCGCAGGGTCACCAAAGTCACCGGGATATCTTGCCTTTTTGCCATTGGCTTCAAAATATCCCTTCTTATTTCTGCGCTGTCCATCAAGCATCCTGTGTGTGGTTCTTGTCTTGCCATCAAGTGCAGCATCCCAAAAGTCAATCACATCAGCACCGGCTTGCCTTGCCCTTGTCCTGGTGTGGTCTGCTGCTGTTTCCCTGATTCGGTGTCCTTCGGTTCTTGCAATCGTCATTGCCTTATTCATTGGAATGTTGGACCTATTTGCCACATTCCTTGCTATTTCCTTATAGGGTAGGGAACTAACCATGCCCCGGCTGATTTCTGATGCAATTTCCTTCTTCAATGTCTGAATTGACAGTCCCAATTCAGTGTACAGGCTACTTGTCAGCATTGTTTCATGCTGAATCGCTGACACAACCAATTCCTGATTGATAGGAAATGCTAATGGCACCCCTTGCGCCTGCATGGTGTAAAGAGTGCCAATGAATCCTTCGTCATATGTCTGTGACAGATATTCAGATATTGTTTCAAATTCCTTGGTGTGAAGGGCATCCAGGATGCCATTGATTTGCTTCTTCAATGCCCTTTGATATTCCACTTGGTAGATGACATGTTGCTGATCTGCATCAGACCTTCCAAGAAGCTGTGCAATCTTATCATCAACTTCAAAAAGGGCTTCCTGGTAGGCTCTTTTCAGATTCTTCAGCACTGCCTTTTCATTATTCAGTTCTGATTGCACCACTTCTTTTTCATACTTCTTCATTTACTGTTCATCCTCTAAAGGAATATTGTCCAATGCACCCTGTGCTTCGGTCACAACCGTTTCAGCTTCTTCAGGATCAGGAAGCTTGTCCTTGATATCGTCATAGTCCAAATCAAGCTGTTCGCAGATAAGCTGCATCAATGTTTCATTGTCAAGATGTGCTGCTAAGGCAAGAAGTGTGTTGATTTCTGCCTGCTTGCGCTGTGCCTGTGTCAACTCAATCTGTGCATTCTCCTGTGCATTTGACATGATTTCATGCTCAAAGTTGAAATAGACATCCTTCATCTGATAATCGGTCTTGTTCATCTGATTGATTTCCTGAAGAACAACCTTGATAAGCTTTCTTAGGAACTGCTTCAGTCTGATTTCCAACTTGGAACACTTAAGGTCAAGCAATGAATATGCAGCTTTGATTGCCACATTCGTTGTTGCATTGGTGTCCTTAAGTCCGGCTGTATTCAATCCCATACCGAACCGGTAAATGTTCTTTTCATCCAAATCCAACTTGACCTGTCTTGCCTGGTATGGAACATCTACTGTTTTAATGTCCAAGCCTGCGCCTGAATCGGTAGATTCCATGCCAATCAACTTCTTGGTCTTTAAATTCAATTGCAATTGGTCTAAATTGTCACCCTCAAAACCTTTCACAACATAAATAGGTGTGTCAAAGTCAACCAAGTTATTTGTCAGTGATGATGCATGAAGGTCATAATCATCAATCAGGTCCTTAATGGTTTTCAAGGAACTAAACTGTTTCTTGTTGTTGTCTAAACGGAAGAAAGGAATGAACCCAAAGCCTTCATAGTAAGTCTTGGAATCATCCCCTTCTTTTTTATACAATGTATGCGGTCTTGGATTGATGTCCACTGATTCATCTTTCTTGATCTGTCCATCATCATCTTGTACATAGTAATAAACATTTTCCGAATCCCACACCTGGATGCGTTTGATTAACTTCTGCCCCTTCTCGATTCGGTCAACATACCAATAAATCACATGTTCAGCATTGGCATCAGTGTCCTTTGCTCTAACCTCAACAACACCAATGGCATCTGCCCATTGGAACCTTGTTCTGTTGTCTGCATCCTTATAGGCAAACATGAAATCAAAGCCCTTTGCCTGGCATCCTGTCAGCACTTCAGTCAGTTCTGCTGTGAAATCCTCATTGTCATTGAAGTAAGCATCCAATTCAGTCTGCAATTCAGGAATGTCTGACCGGATGAATCCATCCTGCCCCGAAAGCATATACTGCACAGCCTGGTCCACTAACTCTGTGAAGAATGGATGTGATATCCGGCTGTTTGCTCTGTATTCATCTTCTACCAATTCGCCATCTGTATTGAAGTAAAACATCCTATATTTCTTGATGTCATGATTCCCTTCATAGTAGTCTTGACCTTTCCTTGCAAGTATCTTCTTTTCTGATGTCGAATCTTCTGTGATAAACTGTTGTATTTCCTCAATTTTTAGCATTTTAACCACCTTTCTATTTGCCCCATTTAAGGGCTTTATTGCTTCATCTGAATATTTCCCTATAACGCAAATAAAAAGGGCTGTATGCCCCTTCTACGTTGTTACATGAGTATTCTATTCTTGCCCCTAATCTTCCGCACTAGGCTTGCACAGCTATCAGGTGCATCATCATGTTCTGCATTCTCTGTGTAGTCTAGTATTTGGTTGATATAGTCCGGGTCACTTTCTTCCAGGAACAAGATATTCTTCCAATGCTTCTTCAGGAAGGTTGATATCTTGATATATTTGTTGGTATCTTCATGATAATCACTTGCATATCTGCCCCGGTTCCTGATTTCCTTCTTCAGATAGCCTTTATCTGCGTTATTCTCACAGTAAATGGTGCCTGCTTTATAGAAATCACAGAACTGAAGGATTTCATCCAGGCAATCATCAACATGCTTTGCCCATATCTTGCCGAATGCAATCAATTTGCCATCCCTTTCCTTCATGATTGTGAAGGCTGTGAAGTCCTCACCACCATAAGCTGCATCAATGTGTGCTATTCCGTCATAAATAAGGCTTGCATTGTCTGTGAATGAAGGATTGCCGAACAGTGCATCCGCATCTGCAATGTGTTTCATTTCATAGTTCGCAGCAAACAAGGAAGCTGTCATTGAACTTCTTATCTGTTCCAACTTCTCCCTTGAAATCAATCCTGTATTGTAGCAATCAAACACATGCTTGTTTGGCATGTCTGTGATCGCATCTTCTTTGTGCCAAGGTGTTCCGGTGTTCAGGATTCTTCCACCCCTGTTTTTGATATTCTGCAATTCCATGTATGCAGTCTTTATCAAATCCCTTTCTGCCTTGGATATTCTGTCCTTAAGGTTTACAATATCATCTGTTATCACCAAGTCTGCATGTTTACCGGTCATTGATGTCTTAACACCCAATCCAAGAAGCTGACTTGCACCCTTTGTGCTTGTCATCAGATTGGTTGTTATTCGGAAGGCTGATTCTTCAACCAACTGCAATTCCATCCCATATATCTTGCTTACAATCATCTTCACAAGATCGCTTTTCAGTATCTTGGCAACCTGTTGAATCACTTCCTTCACATCATCATCAGTTTTTCGGATGAATATGATGATAAGGTTGGGGAAGATAATCATAAGCAATGCTATTGCAATAGACAGGCATGTTGTTTTGAAACTACCTCTGTGCGCAAGCAATGTTTCATCATCTTCTGAATACATCATCAACTTCAGCCAATCATTGTGCAGTTCCGTCAAATCTTCAAAGCCTAACCACTGCCCTATTTTGTAAGGTTCTTCCGCAATAAGGTCAAGCCACTGTTTCGCTTCTTTATCCATCACTCACTCGCCCTTTGACATAGGCTTCTACTT